TGCTAGGGTCTGATTGTAATATTTTACCTGAGTAACTAGAAAACACACGATAACGCCATACATTTTTAGTTACACTATTATCAAAAGAACATCTCTTAGAATATTGCCACTTTGGATTGTTTGTAATTTCTGCCCAGGCCAAATCTAATTCATCTTTTGTTAAAAAATTTGGAATGTTTCTTAAAATCATCTAGCATGTCTTTTTTTATAATCTTCCACAGCCGCTTTGATTGCGTCTTCAGCTAGAATACTACAGTGAATCTTAACAGGAGGCAGAGCTAGTTCTTCGGCAATTTCGGAATTTTTGAGTTGGCTGGCTTGGTCGATGTGCATGCCTTTGACCCATTCTGTAACGAGGCTCGAACTCGCAATAGCCGATCCGCAGCCATACGTTTTAAATTTTGCATCTGTAATAATACCTGTATCATTATCAACCTTTATCTGTAGTTTCATCACGTCACCGCAAGCAGGTGCGCCAACCATACCAGTACCAATATCAGTATCAGCCTTGTCAAAAGATCCGACATTCCTGGGATTTTCATAGTGATCAATTACCTTGTTTGAGTACGCCATGTGATTTCTTAATTTAATATTCCGTAGGCTATGCACCATAGCTCTAAACTTATCTTATACAATAAGTATGTGCTCAATAATCCTGTTGTTACTAACAGGATCTTGTTTTGTAATAATTTTTCTATCATTGATAACAGGTCCGTGTGCGTGTGATTGTTCCATCAGAGTGTTGTGTTTCTGTCCACAGACTACAACTTTGTTGCGCAACCACTGGAGGATTTTGTACAATTACCGGCTGTTGAACAATGACACGCTGTTGTTTGGCAATTTCATAACCAATCATACCTGTTACAACAGGTGCAACCCACCAACCAATACTTGATCCGCCGTGGTGTCTGTGGTGGTAAGATCCAAGCCCTTTACCGTGGTATCCATGATGTTGTGCCACAGCTGGCAATGTTGCACAGGCTAATGCCAGAGTGATGAATAATTTTTTCATAACATTTCTCCAAAAGTATTATAATATAACGCCTAAGAACTGTTATTAGTTTACAGGATTTAACTGATTAAGTCAAGTCTTTTATAAACCTTTTTTGTTCAAAGCTCGTTTGGCCATTTTGTCAACTGTGTCTCTAGCCTTGTCTACAGACATAGTAGAGTCTGGGACTTGTGCTCCTGCAAAAACGATGTCGTTGCCCTGAATATTATCTATTAGATTACTAAGGGGAGGTTGTTGTATTGCTGTTATCAATTGATCCTTACTAAGACTAATTCCCATACTTTGGGCTAATCTTAAAAAGGCATCAACTGATATTTGTTTTTGGGCGTTGGTGTCACCCGCACGACCAATTAAAAATTGTGTTAACGCTTCAAGTTCAGAATTATTAACACCTTGTTCAATCTCGTCTAGTCGCATTATCGACGATCACGACCCAGTGACGACGCTGGAGGTAAATCATCTTCGGCAGCGTCGACATCTAAGTCTGCGGCATCTGCGTCAAGATCAGCGGCATCGCCATCTAGGTCAGCACTAGCATCAAGATCGGCAGCTGGGTCAGCGGCTAAATCTTCTTCGCCAGGAACAACAGGTGCTTGTCCAGTTAATACGGCTTGGGCGCCTTCGAGTTGAGTTTTGCCTGCTTGCACAGCACCTAGTAATGTGCTCAATGCGGCTGTGGCATCAGCTTGGAACTTGGTGGCTTGATCAACACCCATGTCATTACGAATGCTGTCAGTTAATGCTGGTAAGTCTTTGAACTGCATTTCAGAGATCTGTTCAAGCATTTTCTGAATCTGGTCAACCATGTCCTGTGCGGCTAAAACAACCTGAGCTTGTTGAATTTCGCTTTCTCTTAATCGACGTTTTGCAATTCTTGTTGTCTCTGCCATGCCTAGATTAGGTTGGCTTATTTGCTTTTGAATATTACGAACTTGCTCCTGCGCTGCCTTCAGTTGATCTTGTAGAGCTTTTTTCTGCTTGGCAATTTGCATACCCATCTGTGCAGGATTAACTGCTGGCTGACCAGGGACAGCCCCGGCTGTGCCAGGTGCTGGAGGAATTTGCTCTGAAAGTTTACTAGCAAGTCCTTGCTCAAGCATGATCAGCTTTAGGTAAGCGGGCTGTCTTTCACTCTTGTGAAAAGCAGGAGTGCTTTGATGCTCCTTGATTAGGTTTCTAACCTGTGCGAGCATCTGGCGTGTTTGGCCAGTGTTCAACCGGTCAAAGTGTACAGAATAACCTAAACGGTTTTCAAGTACCTTTTCGGTCTGTTTTGAAATTTGACGTGCGTCCAGTTCTTGCAGTTTCATTATTGAATCCTCTAATTTGCCAGTATTTAGCCAGATTTACACATTTGTCTAGCTGTTCTTTTATAGATACTATGTGCATCTTTTTGTTTTGAACTTTAAGATATGCAATTTCTCTATGATTTTGATCTTTAAAACTTCGAGCCAGTAATTCACGTACACTGACGTCCCTAGATAAATGTGTGATTTTTTCATCTAGCATTTTTATAGTATTAGATAAGTTATACTGATTGTATTTGTCTGAGATGCACCAACTGATAGCATAGCGCATGGTTGAAAACTCCCCACAAACAGTATCTCTTATTTTAACTACAAATACGTTGTTTTCTTTAAAGATAAAGTATTTGTCAAACACCTGGTATTGATTGCTTCCGTCTAATGGAATAATCATATTGTTTTTCAACAAATCCAGTTCAGGCTGAACCAGTTGCTCAAGACGAACCAGTGCGTTTTTTATTGTTTGTTTTTTCATTTAAGTATATACTGTGTCACTAACCAAGCCACTGTAGCAGTTAGTGTTCCAATAATTCCTAAGCCCCAATTGATCAACTGAGAGTTTCGTTTTTCTGCCATTGTCTGAATCATGACATGCATTTCTTTAATGTCATTTTTAATTTCGTCTATGCAAACAATCATGCTGTCTATGCGAGTTTCCAATGCATTGTAGCGTTCTGCGCACAGTTCAACGTGCGCTTCTAAACTTTTCTTTTCAATATCAGTTGTATCCATGATTGTTTCCCCAATACGTTATTTATTGTGTGCAGACTCAAAAACAATGTTTGTTCTAGGGATTAACACACCATCAAATCTATCTGTTTCTTCTAGATTAACCAGCATAGGAACACCATTACAGTCATAGTATAGGGCGCCAACGCTGTCGTTGCCTAATTGTAAGGCTGTTGGTTGTTCGACCGTGAATTCAAATTCCCAGATTTTTTTGCCATCTTCTGTCACTGTCACAGGATCAGTAATGTCCACAGGAGAGGTTCTAAGACTAATGATTTGATTAACTGTTTCCCAGTTTCTCTGTTGATTTCTAGCATGGTGCCAGTCGCTTTGACTGTTGACAGTTGTACCTGTTTTTGTTGTTAACGGTATCTGTGAGGCTTTAAAATGACTTTTTATACCAGTTGGCGTAATGTCAAAATACGTATAACATCTCAATCTTATCATATGGTATTTAACGGCCAAAAAAAACCCTGGAATAAATCCAGGGTAGTTTTACACGGTGAGTGTTGATTAGGCCAACTTGAAGCCTGGGTTAGTAACAAGTGTACCTGCAACGCTAACACCAGTTACAGTACCGTCTGATGCTGTAATTTGAACGTTGCCAAGAGCTTGCAATTGTGTCTGCAAGTCTGCGGCAGTATAAGCGCCACTTGGGTAAACAGCATAGCTGATTTGACCTGTGTTGTCGCCTTCTACTTGGTAGATAGCAATAGTAGCTGTAGTCTGGATTGACTGGTTGAGTTGAACAACAACACCTGGGTTGAATACTGTGCCGCCGCCACTGTAGTTACCCAGTTGTGGACGTAGGTCAATTGCACTTGCTGAGCCGTCTTTAACTAGAACTTTGAAAAAGTCTAGTTTTGGACCTTGCATCTGCACTAGTGCATCAGCTGAAATTGTGCCAGTTTGTGAACCGTTGTTGATGTCTAACGCAAATACCGGTTGCGCAGTACCGTTGAATGGTGGAAAATATGCCATTTTAAAATCTCCTTATGTTTGTGGCCTTGTTGGGCCTGCTTTTATTTATGTCGATTCAGAAAAAATGGCTTATCTGGGATTGTTTTGTTGGGCGTTCCCAGCTGAAAAAACTCCACGGTTTACCAGCTTGACCAGTCCGTGCGGGGTGTTGACTACAAACCCTTCGCCTTCGGCTTTACCAGCTGTGGTTTGTTTTAATCCATTGACTTGTTGTTCAAGCTGTTGTGCCATGCCAAGCTTGGCATTATAAATGCCATCCCAAATTTGTTGTAGGCCTGTGTATGCAGGACTAGGGACAATTTTACCTGCTCGATCTAAAGTGAACAATTTGCCTGGCAGGTTGTCAGTTTTAGCATTGTATTGTCCTTGAACATCCGGATTGCCAGCCACTAACTCAGCATATTGTTTGCCGCTGGTATTGACTTTGAGCCAGTTGTGTAGGCTCAGCGTTG